CCTCTTCGCACCTCTGGGAGCATCCCATTAACCAATCGTAACTTCACACATCGGCATTGGCTGGAGAGACAGAAAGCATCTTAAAGGAGTTGAGGCAGATGAAGCTTATTTATCACTTACAAATGTATAAAATCACCAGTACATTGTTCGGAAGATTTAGTTCTAGAGCTAATTACCATTTAGGTGCATTATTCGCTATAGGGTTAAGCGAAGGCATGAAGAGATAGAAAGGATTGTAACCAATGAAAAAATATAAAGAGTTTGGACATATTGCTATGAGTATTATTCTAGCAAACGAATTTCAACAAAAAGTAGCGAACAGGATAGAGGAGTATCAAAAGCAAGATTTAGAAGTAGAGGTGCAATACCAACAAACAGATCTTATGTTTAGTGCGATTGTTTTAGGATTCAGTCGTGAATAACCACTGCATAAAATTGCATAAACAAAATATGTAAAACGTTGATTTATCAACATTCGTACTGTGGATAACTTAACAACTTTTGTTTATACATTCGCATAAAAACATAAAACCCATTAATACGGTCTTTGTGTCAGTCTAAAGGTTGACATAAGGTATGTTAACGGACGCTGAATTGCATAAACAGTGAATAAGCTAAAGGTGGTGGTGATCTTGCTTTTGTTCTCATCAAATACAAAAGGAAAGGTTTGGTGATCCACAATCTCGGTTCGCTACTCCGTTATGTAGCCAAATAAATCATGAGGTGATTTAGTAATGAGCCCGAATGAAGTTAGGAAAATTAAGCTACAACCAATTCTTCAAGCGTTTTTTAATGGATTGATCTCAAAAGAACTGGCGTCTACCTTGATAGATGCTGAATTTAAAGGATACAAAGAAAGCATTAATCGTTATAGGGATCAATTCCTTTAACCATCGGTCTTTAAGCAACAGACCATTTAAACAGGCTTATTTATTTTGCACTTATTGGGCTGTTAACAGAACGGTAAGGGCACAAGGAGGCAACAATCATGGATTTAGCACAAATCAAAGCATGGCTCGATGAAAATAAAGGCAATGAAGATGTACAAGCGTACCTGGGAGGACTTAGTGCCGTATCAGCGGATAAGGTCAAAGGGTTTCTAGATACAAAAGAAGGAAAGCAGCTGATCCAACCTAAGCTCGACACACACTTCACGAATGGGCTTGAAACGTGGAAGAAAAACAACCTTTCCAGCTTAGTTGAAGAAGAAGTGAAGAAACGCAATCCAGATGAGACAGAAGAGCAAAAACGGATTCGAATATTGGAAGAAAAGCTTGATGAGAAAGAAAAGGAATCCACTCGTGAGCGATTGAAAAACGGTGCGTTGTCCTTTGCTTCTGAGAAACAGCTTCCAAAAGCAGTCCTAGACTTCTTTATCGCTGATGATGAGGAAAAAACGAACGCTAACCTTGGAGTATTGGAAACTGAATTTAACGCAGCTGTACAAAAAGCAGTTGATGAGAAATTCAAAGGCAGTGGACGCAGCTTCGATCAAACAGGCTCTTCGCCCCAAACTGAGAGCAGGTATGGCAAGAAGATAGCGGAAGAATCAACGAAAGCAAACACAGGGCTTGAAGAAGCTCGTAAATCTTATTTCGAATAAGGAGGAAGAACATCAATGAGTAAATTTGTAAAAACGTCCTACACAAATACAAAAGGCATTGTGAAGTTCCCTGATCACTATGTAAATTTAGCGGTTACGGTTTCAGATGCAGGCGTTACAGCTGTAGAAGGTAAAAAAGTTGTACCGGCAGGAACCATTCTCGGTGGTGGATTCTTAGCTAGTGAATCGGTACTGGCAGTCAAAACCAATGGAGTAGGAGCGGAAGGCGTTCTTTTTTATGATGTTGATGTGACTGATGGTCCTGCACCAGGTGCTGCACTGATTCATGGATTCGTTGATCTAGATAAGTTACCAGAGGCACCTGTAGCGGAAGCTGTTACAGCACTAAACATGATTAAGTTCATTAAATAAGAGAGGATGACAATCAAATGCCAACTATTTTTGATTATGTAAATTCGAATGAAATTGCAGCATATGTAACAAATAACCCATCTAACAACATTCCATACCTTGGAGCGACTCTATTCCCTCCGAAGAAACAGATGGGGTTAGATTTAAGCTGGATTAAAGGGGCAGGTGGATTGCCGGTAGCACTGGAACCTTCTGCGTTCGATTCGAAAGCGAATGTTCGTGATCGTATTGGATTCGAGAAAATCGAAACAGATATGCCTTTCTTCCGTGAAGCTAGACGGATCGGAGAAAAAGATCGCCAGCAATTGATGACATTCCTACAAGCGAATAACAATGCTGCTGTTCAAGGACTGGTTGCAAACATATATAACGACTCGGCTGATCTAGTTCAAGGTGCCTTAGTACAGCCAGAACGTATGATCATGCAGCTACTTTCAACAGGTAGAATTTCGATCGTGGCGAATCGTCAAAATTACGACTACAACTTTGGTCAAAAATCAGAGCATAAAGAAACATTGCTGCCAAGACCTCTAATCAGTCCACTACCCGCAAACTCTCCTAACTTTTCAAGCACTCGAGATGGAGAGTTGATGTCCAGCGCCTTTTTTATGGTTGCCGCAATGGAGTCAGCGATCCCTCTTGCTTTTGCCAGCAGATCTCCTTCCATTGAAGCCATCCCATTCATTAGCCCTTTAATCGCATCTGCACCAATAGATTCAAGGGTCATAAGCTGTTCAGCTGTTCCCTCTGTGACTGCTTTGATTTTGCTTGCCCACTCCAAGCGAATGAGTTCCAATTGTTCCGCTGTTTTGTGGTGCAGGTTCTCAATTTGGCTTTGTGTGTCTTTACGTAAGCCTTCTAGTTCACCCACCGCTTGTTCGCGTGCAAGTGTTGATTTTTCTTTCCAGAGAGCCTGGTATTGGCTTAGTTGCTCCTCTGACAGAGAGTTTAAAGCCGCGATCTCACTGTACGCTTTTGGTCCCATCAATCGAAGTTCTTCAAGCAGCCCTTCGTCAACGCCTTTTCTAGCAAGATTCGCGATATCAGCTGACCAATCTTTGAACCCTTCAACTTGACCCTTTAAATTGTTGATTAGATCCTGACCAGACCCTTCAAATGAAGAGCTTAGCTGATCGAATAGCCCTGTGAAAGCATAAAGTGACTGAGCTCGATCATCTACTGATTTCTGGTAAGCATCTGTTAAGCGTTTTTCTTCTGCAATCATTTCATCATTGATCGACTTGGTTTTACTTAGATAGTCTTGTTGAACTGCGACCATCTTATCGTTGATTTGTTTTAACACATCCGCTTTTTGTTGCTGGATTTGTTTATGTTTTTCGGACTCAACTGCGTATTTGGTACTCAAGGCTTCAAGCATGTGCACTTCATCAGCAAGTGATATTTCTCCAAGACGTTTCTTCTCGGCGATATAGTTTAACTCCATTTTGAGCATTTCCGCATCTAGAGCACGTTTTGCATCTCTTAGTGCCAGTTGTGCTGCTCTTTTTTCATCCGATGCGTATTGGAAAGCTTTAACCGTTTCTTCCCAAATTCTAACCTCATCTTTCAATGAGAGTTGCTCTAGTGAGTTCTTATCGGAGATGAACTGCTTAGTGGATGACAGTCTATCTGCATCCGCTTGTTGGTATACCTTGCGGACTTCCCACGTTTTATCCTTTTCAATTTTACTGATTTGCTCTGCAGCTGCTTTGTTAATTTGGATGAGTGTATTGTTGTGACTTTTAATTTGACTCTCATTTGTTTTAATCTGACTCGACAGATCAGGGATAACTGCTTCTCCTAACGCTTCACCTGCCCGCTTCACAGCCTTCACGGTACCGTTCACGCCAATAACTAATCCAATACCAACAAACTCACCAATCGCTTTAAAAACACGCGATGGAGAGAAGATGGCGAGTACGTTCTTGGCTCCTTCGATCATGTTTGATGCTACGTCCTTAACCGCTTGAACGGCTCCAGATGCCGCACCTATAACCCCGTCGATCAACCCTCGAATAAGGTCGGCTCCAGCTGATACCATCGCCCCCACAAAAGCAGTTACCTTTCCTGGCATTTCAGCAACTTTTTCACCAACTTTAGCTACTGCTTCACTCATTTTCTCTCGTATTGCACTTACAACACGAGTAAAGGAGTTTGTCACCGTTCGGATCAAAACTTCAAGTTTCGCCGAAGCAAGGGATTTTGCTTCTTCCCACTTATTTGAAACCCACTGTTTTACTTCTTCCATTTTGTTTCGTACGTTTGACACGATCGTAGTGAAAGAAGTTACCACGGCAGTGAGCATATTAGTAAGCCTGTTTCGAGCCCCGACTACTGCTTCAGTAAGTTTGTTTAAAATGGCTTGTTTCGTCTCCTCCATTTTGTTTCGCACATTTGAAACGATCGTCGTAAAAGATGTAACTGCTGCGGTGAGCATGGCTGTTAGTTGATTTTTAGCACCATTGACCGCTTCTGCCAGTTTGGAGATGATTAGTGCTTTGGTTTCTTCAAACTTATTGTTGGCGTAATTCTTTAATGAGGTAAATAAATTCAAAGCAGAACTAGCCAGATCTGTTAGTTTTGTAACCGTGTAGGATTTCGCTTCATCCCATTTCTTCCCGATATAACCGACTACAGCAGCTAGTATCGTTGACGTTCTTTCTTGTATTTTCAGCCATGATTCAGCGATCTTAGAACCAATGGAATTCCAGATTGATAATGTTATATCCAGCAATAACTTAAATCCAGATTTAAAAATACCAGTTAAGAAATCAATCCCAATCTTAACTAGATCTTTTATTAAGCCCCATGAAATAGAAAGTATGTTTTTTATTTCTGTCCAAGCTCGAGACCAATCTCCACCTAAAAGAGCCATGAAAGTATTGATGAGCGAAAGGACGATATCGGTTCCAGCGGTCACCACCGTTTTGATAAAAGCCCAAGCCGAATCGACTGCTTGAGAAATCATTTGCCAAGCCGCCGCTATAAACGGCTGTAAAAATGTGTAAGCTTGAACAAGGAAATCCCATACTCCTTGCATTGCCTTGACGATGTTTGTGTAAATAAAATCCCAGGCTGTTTTAGCACTGGTCTTGAAAAATTCTTGGTTTTCAGCCCACCACGAGGACAATTTCCCGATTATAGACATGACAAAATCAGCAACAGCTGTTGCCGCCGTTACGATCGCATTTTTTATGGCCGTCCAAACCGTGATTACGTTTTCTCTGAATGTTTCGTTCTCTTTCCATAAACGGACAAACACTGCAATGAGTACACCGATAACGGCTACTACTGCAAGGACTGGCGCTATAACGGATACGAGTGCACCTTTACCTAGCAACATTAGAGTGAGCGCAACATTTCGTATCGGTGAAAGTAAGAAGTTGAACGCCTTTTTCAAAATGCCTAATGAGCCTGTAGCTAGCTTTGCAATTAACGTTCCAAAACCACTAAATAACGTAGTGATTGCGACGATTGTAGGTACTAAAGCTAGGAATAAACCTGCCATAACCGTAATAACGGATATAATGGTGCCGATCACTCTGTTATTTTCCATCAAACTGTTTGTCCAGCTAAGGAAACGATTAACCAGATCAAGCAGCATAGAACCTACAGGCGCTAATCCGATCCCTAGATTCACTAAAAACGTTGTCAAATTCCCAATCATGCCAATCACTTTTGGAGCGTTATCGGAAATATAGCCTAAAAACTTTTGAAAGCTTTGATTACTCCCAAGTTCTGAAGCCCAGTTTTTAAAACGCGACATCATATCGACCAAACCGTCCATCATTCCAGAAGATGAAGCACTGAATCCTGCAAAGAGATAGATAATGCCTGCTATCGCATCTCTAAAAATCGCACGTACTTTAGGCATATTTTCATTTACATAATCTACAAAACTGTTAAACCCTTTTGACTCACTCAGTTTAGATGACCACTCTTCAAAACGGTCAGACATCGCGAGAAAGCCTTCAGTGGTTGTTTTGGTTAGTGGAGCAAAAGCGACCATCATGTTAAAGATCCCTTGTGTAAAGTTCCCAAAGGCTTTTCCTAGCGTCTCAAGTAACCCTCCACCTGTAGTATTTAAGGTGTCAAAGAAAGCCACTGCGCTCGATGAATCGAATGACTTCTCTAGACTCGTCATCAAGTTTTCTACAGCTTTAAATGTGCCCTTAAATAGAGGATTCAGCCGCTCGATCGTCCTGCCTAGCAAGTCCATTCCTCGTGAAAAGAGATCAATGGACTGACCTTCAAACTGTTTCGTTGTTTTCGACCAAATCTCGCTCAATTTGTTCATTGAATTAAGCGCTTTGGTTTGATTTTCGTTTAATGATCCTTGAATTTGAGCCATTTCTTCTAGCAATTTGTTACGTTCTTTTAAATCCGTTGTGGCATCTAGCTTTTCCTGAAGATCTTTCAAGTCTGATGAAGCTGTAAATACACTTTTTAAGTTGCTCGTCATAATCGAGGCAAACCCGATACCCGCTACTCCTGCAAAACCGAATGCTGATGCAAGTGCGAAGGCTGAACCGCTTATGGTCCCGATCATCGGTCCTAAGTTGGCAAGTGCTCCTGTGAGTGTTGCGATAATCGGTGCAAGTGTTGGGCTCAGAGATAAAAAGGCACCGCCAAGCTGATTCGCGATTACCGTGCTTAAGGATCTAATCGTCGTAGCGATACGATCCATTTTCCCTTGAAAGTTTGTGACCCTTGCATCAATATCCACAATCGCCCTTCGATTCAATGCTGTAACAGCTGAACGAACGAGCGCCATTTTGCGTAAAAACTCAGAGATGTCAGCACCAATCGGCTTATCAGTTGCCAAAGCTGTTTTTCTTACAGCTGCGTCAACCTGTGCCATCTTCTGACGAAACTCATTTATCCTTGCTCCAATCACGGCGCTAAAGTTTTCTCTCATCCTCATCTACCTCCTTCTGATTTAATCTCCACGTTGTGAACCTTCAAGTAGACGTTCATTGCTTCCTTGGCTCGTCTGTGGCGTTCTACTGAGACGCTAGGCTTACGGCTTTCCTTCCATGCATTAGATCCTTTATTCAAACGCTCACGGGCTTTCTTAGCATCGAATAGCTTTTTCATGGTGACTCGTTTGCCGTTCGATGCGTTAGCGGTCATCATGGCGCCCATGGCCAGACGTTCGAGATCATCAATCTCTTTATGTTGGGCGCCTTTGATAAAGTTTTTAAACTCTCTAGGTGTCCATGAGTAGATTAAATCTAGGTCGTAAACTTGCAGATAGTGAGCTGTGTCAACCATTAACTGGTCATGATCTATCCCTGAAGTTCTTTTCTGCTCGACTGTAGTCTTTCGTACAGTTTCAAGTTCGCTTCCTTCTCGGCGTCGTCTTTCCCAGTCGATTTTAAGGTTTCTAAGTCTCTCCAAAAGTTGCTGGCTCGTTTCTTGAAAAAACCCGCATTGTCAATCGCTTCAAAAGCTTCTTGGAATAGCTTTTCCGTGTCGCCATCTTCATCGATTCTCTCTTCAAGAGCTACTTCAATATCTTTAATCGAAACTGATTTTTTCTGATGCTTTAACGCACAATCCCAAAAAGCTACTAGATTATCATTTGAGTATTCTAATAAGTTCATATAGATGGTCATGAAACCGCCCATATCGTTGTTTTTCTCATCTTTTTTTGAATACTTTTCGTTTGCTAACTTTTCAAAAGCAAAACTGCATTTCGCTTCGTATTCATCGCCTTTAATCGTTAAAATCGCCATGTAGGTGTTCCTCCTCGTGATTGGTTACTGTTTGTTAATAAAGAAAAAGAGTGAGGAGCACCTCACCCTAAAATGTTCTATTCAACTGGATCCTCATCTGCTTGGTTAGGAAACTCTCCAGTCGTTTCACCTGGTGTCTCGAATCCATATTGTGCAAAGTCGATAACTTCAGCAGGTAAAGGATCTAATTCACCTTTCTGTGACTTCCCATACACCTGAAGGGTTGAAGATAATTCTTCAAAACCATCAGTTGGACTGGACTTCTCAGTGTTCTCTACTAATGCGTAAGCAAAGATTGTGTCATGCTTTCCATTTGCATTTAACGCCGTGCTGATCTCCCAGATCTTGATTTGTTCTTCGTTATCCAGTGCATCTGCTACAACGTTTTGCCCTGCGTCTGCTGTATCGGCATAGGCTGTAATGTCAAACGACTCTGAACTATTCCCGTATGCTAAGATCCGTCCGATCTTCGTTTGCTCATCCAT